GCAGGTTTGTGGATTTACCAGCAACTCAGTCGCCCACCTGTGGCTGTTTATCAGCAACCTGCACCTGTGGTTGTTGCTCCACCTCCAGTTGTGTATCAACAACCTGCACCTGTTTATCAACAAGCACCTTCGCAGATTTATGTTTACCCGACCAATGTTCCTATTCCTCCAGGAATGTCTTGCAATCTCTACAGTGAGATGATTAATGGTCAAGTTGTAACCGCAAACTACTGCCAGTATCGCTAATATGATTATCCACGGACATTTTGGTAAATCTAAGAAACGTAAACCGACTGCAAAACAGCGAGAGCTAGATGCAGCTTGGGAAAACCTTGTCAAGAAGTATGCACCTAAGAAGCCTATAGCGAAGACTAAGGATGAGGGTTTCTCATACTCACTTGGAAAACCTGCTCGTCGTGAGACGCCTTACATTCCAAGTCTTAATGGTGGTGTAGAGTCTGGTTCTGCTATTAAAAAGCAGTCTCCGATTTATACTGGAACTAAAGTTAAGGGCATCGGTACTATGCACAAGTCCAACGCTGTTCCAATCTTCAGCGACGAAGAAGCCCGAGATATTGCAACTATGAGAAGAGGGTAAAACCTAAATAAAGTATGAAAGAATTTTGTTCTAAATGCGCAGAATTAGAAGCACAGATTGAGGTGCTAGCCCAACAACATCATAGAGAAATGCAGTGCATGAAACAACGACTAGAAGAGTCTAAGGTTGAATGTAATAAACTGCAGACTGAAAATGATGCATTATCGTTAGATCTGGCTTTTTATAGCAAGGAAATTAAACTAACACCCCACGAGGATTATAAATGAATAACGCAAAAACTATAAAAAAGTACCATGAATTGGTTGGTGTCAAGATGCGACTTGACAAATTCTTTTCTATGTTTTTAGATCAGTATGGCGATCAAATGGATCCAGATAAAGTAGATACCCCTGTTTGGAAATTGTACAAAGCTAAACTAAAAGAGTATGATGCTATTTCCAAAGAGATTAAAGCCATTGAATATTGGATGAGTAAAAATAACATTGTGTTGGAAGACGATCAAGACTAATTATGTTCAAAACAGCAAATGATTTTTCCCTACATATCGAGGGAATTGTACGTGAGAAGAAGATGACATATATGGACGCTGTTCTAGATTATTGCAAAGAAAATTATCTTGAGCCAGATGATGTAGCGTCCTTGATTAATAAGTCTCTTAAAGATAAAATTGAAATGGATTTTCGTGAACTTAACTACTTACCTAAACAAGCGCAGTTGGATATCTAAATTACTTGTAGTATTACTATCATTAGTTTGGTTATCCTTTGGTGTATATTTTGCCTATCTAATGCAAAATAGAGACCACGTAGTATATAATTGTGAATTGTCCGAAATCTCACCAGACTTTCCACCTAAAGTTCGTGAGGAATGTAGGAAACTGAGAGCGCAAAGTGGACGGATATAAAGCATATCGTTATTACCTAGCAATAAAACTTCACTTCACCACAGACAAATTCGACGTATTCCAAAATCGTGGTAATGTCCGTGGTACTCGTGAGGCATTCAACGCTAGAAATGATAGATACATTTTTGAAAAGTTAGCTCAGAAGTACAGTGACGACAAAGAAATTATCCAGTTCTTTGTTTCCAACTTTGTGTATGGTAATGACACTGCAATCTATGCTGGTCAAGAAGCAGAAGATTTATACACTGAGTGGCAACGAAGAAAGCAAAGTATCACAAAGATATTTGTAGATGACTTGGCAACAATGCTGATGTTTTTAGAAACCAATAAACTAAAACCCAATGCATTGTTTAAATTTACAGATAGTGAATACCCAGTTTGTCTTAATCTGTTTATTGGTGGTAAAATATGTATAGAAACTCTTAGAATTATTGATGACTTGCAACCATTCTTAGATGAGTGGATACAACATTCTTCCGTCAGATATATTTGGGATGCAGAGATGCGAAGAATAAAAAAGTTGACAGGATTCGTTAAATACGATAGAATTAAGGTTCAGCAGATCTTTGATCATTTTATTGAAGAAGTTTCAAACTAATCATGGGTAAGACTTACAAGAAACAAAATCATCGCTTTGATGATGAAACTCCCTCTGGTCGTTCAGGGAAGCATAGCAAACATACCAACGGTAAAAAAACTGGAGGTATGAGAACACTAAATAGTTATGTTGAAGAAGATTATGACTTTGAAGAAGATGAAAATCCATTCGAAGATGATATTGCAATAGATGATGAGATTTACATTCAACATACTAAAAATACAAACGATACTCCGTAAATACGAAAGGAAATACTATGGACATTCAAACACTCCGTAAAATGCGCAACTCTGACTTTGGTAATATTGCCAATGCTTTTGAGAAAATCGCAAACCCTCAAACCGAATCAAAGTCATACGCCGATGATCGCTTTTGGCGTCTCGAAGGTGACAAGGCTGGCAACGGCACTGCAACGATTCGTTTCCTGCCACGTGTAGAAGGTGATGAACTCCCATGGGTTAAAATCTTCTCTCACGGATTCCAAGGTCCAACTGGTAAATGGTACATCGAAAACTCTCTGACCACTCTTGGTGAGAATGACCCTGTCGGTGAACTTAACACTCAGCTATGGAACACTGGTTCTGAAGCCAACAAAGAAATTGCACGTAAACAAAAGCGTAAGCTGAGTTTCATCGCAAACATCTTGGTTGTGTCTGATCCCAAGCATCCCGAGAACGAAGGCAAGGTATTCTTGTTTAAGTTTGGTAAGAAAATCTTTGATAAGATTATGGACAAGGCTCGTCCTACTTTTGAAGACGAGAAGCCAGTGAATGTGTTCGACTTCTGGGAAGGTGCTAACTTCAAACTGCGTATGCGTAAGAAGGATGGCTATGCTAACTATGATGAGTCTGCATTCATGGAGCCAGCAGCAATTGGTGACGATGAGTTTATCGTTGAAGTCGCTGGTGGACAGCACAAGTTGGCAGAATTCTTGGATCGTAAAAACTTCAAGTCTTACGATGAGTTGAAGAAGAAACTCAATGAGGTTCTTTCTGGTGATTCTTTTGCAGGTAAGTCTGCAGCTGAAATGGCTGCTGATGATCGCCCAATCGCCCCTGCTCCAGAAGCAAAGTCAGCTCCAGCGTTCACGCCAAAGGCATCTAAGCCAGCACCAATGGATGACGATGACGATGTGATGTCTTACTTCGAAAAGATTGCTCAAGAAGACTAATCTTCTAAATCTTTAAGTTTATGGGGAATGTTTTCGCATTCCCCATTTTTCATTAGAAGTATCTGGCAGCGAGATACTTGCTCTGTGCAGACTCTTGATTTCTGATAGGTGCTTTGACTTCAGTTTTAGTCGTATTGTTTACGTTGTTAACTGTAGGAGCATTAACAGTAGTGCTTGCAGATTTAGGTGGAGAGAGTTTTAGAGACTCGTTTTCTGCAGATGCCTTTTGAACAGACACAGCAGTGGCACCTACGGTGTCGCCCATGGCAGTAGTATAAACACCACCTTGATCGTAGTCACCCTTTTTGGCTTCTTTGATAGCTGCGAATGCTTTGTTAGCACCAGCAATATCATTCTTTTCTACTAGCTTGCGAATCTTTCGGTATTCAAAACCAGTAACTTCCACGGCTTCACCAGTTTCAGGATCCGTGATAGTATGGGTATCCTTACCAAAGAATCCACCAGACTTTCTTTCACCCATCAATGTGCTGAACTTTGATTTTGTAGTTTCCTTACCATTCGGTGCAATAGTAAGTGCTTCTTCTGAACGCTGACCCATAAAGGATCCAGTCTCAGTACCCTTAGCAGCGAAAAACTTACCTAGCATTGTACTACCTAAAACTGACTTCTCAGCAGTAACACCTTCGTTCATCGATCTGGTTGTTACACTAATACCGTCGCTCTCATTAACGGTGTCTTCAGTTAATGTTGTTTTAGAACCAATCTTTTGTGTACCAGAAGTTCTGTCACCAGTGGCACGCATCTCGTCAGCCACTTGTTTGCGCACTGCATCATATTTCTTTTTGTCTAGTATGCTGCCGTCTTCAGCCACAGCGCC